CGCCAGCCAGCTAATCAACCCGCCGACTGACAGCCACAACAGCTTTTCAATCCATCCAAGCCGTTTTTCCAAACTGCTAACCCGCGCCGCTACCGCCCGAATCCTATGGGCGTAGTCGTTCTTAACATACGTCAGGTCTTTTTTCTCAACGTCCGTCATTACTGTGCAAGCGCGTTTTGCTGCCCGGCGCTAACAGTAGCGCCTCCTCCCAAAGTATTGAGCATAAACTCGCCGCCCGGCGTTTTTTGAAATGCGTTCATAACTTGCACGCGTTCATTGTACGGCAACGTATTGAGCAGGTCGTTCATGCTTCGGCCAGACTTCGCCGCTTCACTAATGCGCGACATGACTTTTGCGTTTACGCTCCCGCGCAGCCCTTCAACCAATGCGTTTGTCAACACCACTTTAGGGCCAAGCATAAAACTTAGCATTTGGTTCATCATTGGCTTATTACGTTCAGCCATGATTTCTGTAAGCGCGGGGCCACCTTCTCTAGCGGTCTTGGTAATTTTCTGCTCAGACTTAATATAGTCGGCCATTTGACGCACCTTGGCGTACTTGTCGCCTAGCGCGTCTTTAATGTTCAACTTGTTGCCGCCAAGCGTTTCGCGTACCAACTCAGGATCATTGCCTTCCACGACATTGACAAACGCTTTTTTGTTGTTCTTGTACATCTCAGACAATTTGCCAAACAGCGTCTGCGTATTCAGCGCCTCACGCCCTTTGGCGTAGGTGTCTAGATAGTCCGTCCATCCTGTGCCGCCAGCTTTGACAATGGCGTCGTCAATCAATGGATTGACTTTGCTTAACATTGAAGCAGCAAATTTGTTTTTAGACGTTATATCAGAGCCTTGCGTCAATTTTTCTATGACACTATTGGTGCCATTTTTGCGAATGGCCGCAAGAACTTCAGGCGTTACTTGACCATACGTTTCTTTAGCGTCCTGCAGCATATCAATTATGCGGGACAATCCATCACTAAGAGGTGGATTGTATCGTATTTCAGGTTCTTTAAGCATAGACCGTAAATTTCCGGTCAAAGAATCTACGTTTAACGGCCTAAGCCCATGCGCCTCAAGGCTGGCCATGCGCTCTTCTGCATCGCGTCGCATTTGGCCAAGCAGCAATGAGTCTTCTGCAGATTTTGTAGCAACTGCTTCCGCCCGTCCGGCAAGCTCGCCCGGATAAGTGTATTTCGTCGGCGGTATAGGCGCGCCCGGCTGGCGTCGCCCCCCCGGCGCCCAATTACGCGCCCACTCATTTGCTCTGTCCGCAGCAGCGGTAAATCGACGCACGTCTTCGACTTTGCTTTCTGCGGCCTTTCCAAACCTTTCAGCAGTCGCCTGAAGGCCGGGCAGCACGCGGTTAGCTTCGCCCGCCGCTGCAAGTTCTTGCTCGCTCATCGACGTAGTAACTTTATTCAAAGCTTCAAGACCAGCTTTACCTGTAGCCAACTGCTCCGTCTTGGTGGCTCCGCCCGCCCACTGGTCAAGTTGTGCAATATTGGCGTCGTGCTTAGCTTCGCGCTCAACTGCGGCTTTACCCAATGGGTTTAGCTTTTCAGCAGTGCGGAGCAATGCCTGATACGCAGGAACTGGCTGCGTTTTTGGCAATGCGGCGGCGGCTTGGCTGGCTAGTACGTCTGGCTGTGCAATGTTTGCGGCTTGAACCTGAGCAATTGCCGCAGGATCATTATTTAATGTAGCGCGCGCAAGTTGGCCCGCTTGTATTTCAGGCGACAGCGCGCTGCGAACGGCCCCAACACCGCGCCGCACAGCACCGACGCCAGCGCCGACGCCCCTAGTCACAGGGCCAGTGGCAGCGAACAGTGTTGTATCTACCAAGGCATTCGCATCTTGTGGCGGCATGCCGGTAGTAAACGCCAACAAGTTTTTAGTCGGCTCAATACCATAGGTATTGACGGCGCTAAGAATTTGATTTGGCAATTGCGCTTCATACTCTGGCGTTCCAGCAACTCCAAACAGCGTACCGTAAGGCGCAGCAAGTCCGCTCAAAGACTCTGTAGTTCTACGTTGCGCCGCCGCAGCTTCTTCAGGGCTTGCGCCCGGCAGCATGCCAGCTTCAGAAACATAAGGCAGACGAGTAGCGCCGTACTCAACCAATCCGGCCAGACCTTGCACCGCTTTTCCGGGCAATCCCAACGCTACATCAGCTTCACCTGCCAAATGCCGCATGAACCCACCAAAGTTGGTACGAGCGGCGGGCATACCTTCGCCCGGCGCAGCAGCAGAAGCTGCAGCGGGCGTCTCTACGCCAAATTTTACGCGGATAGCTTTCTGCGTCGCTTCATTAGCGCCGGTGTAATTTGTGTCCTGCGCCGAAAACTTGTCAAAAATAGCTTTCTTCGTCGCGTCGTTAGCGTTGACGTAGTTCGGGTCTTGAAGAATATCGGCAAGCGATGAAGCCATGTTGCTTCCCTTACTTCAAAAGAGGATTGGAAGTGTCTACACCACCGCCAGCCGCAGCGCCAGCAGCAGCAGGCGCGGCACCAACAGCAGGCGCAGGTGCAGTGATCGTATCGTAATAATCCATAATACCCGGATTTTTACGCGCCAAAAATTTTAGACGATCGTTGTGTTTATCAATCGCTATTCTGGAGTATTTATCGTTAAGGTCAATAATTTTTCGTATGGCGTCTTTAGTTAGCTCAATACTTCCGCCCGCAATTTTTTCCGCGTATTCACGGTCAGCGTTAGAAATAGAAGTACCTGAACCAAACTGTTTAACCAATTCGGCCACTTGTTTTCCGACGCCCGCAAAATACGCTTGCGTTTCCGTCGCACCTTTTAATCCCAAAGCCTTAGCAAGAGCTAGTCTTTGTTCGGCCAATGTGCCAGAAATAAAGTTTTCACTTTCAAGTAACGGGCGTAGAGAGGCTGAAACATTAAGGTTTGATACCGCGCCCTGTGCCGTATTATTCAGGGTAGCCATTTCGTCCGCGACTTTAGCGCCCATCGTCTTGGCAAGCGCGGTGGCGGCTTCCTCGCCAGTTTTTACAGTAATGTTTGTGCCGGGGGCTTGAGACAGTCGTGCAAACTGTTCATACGTACCCTGTGGGTACTGCTGTTTGAACAACGCCCATTTCTTGTCAAATTCGGTTTGACCTTCTGGCTTGACGCCCAAAATGTTGTCAAGCGCGCGCTTTGATCTATCCAGTGCCGTTGCAAACCCATTGGGCTGGGCCAAAGTAGCGTTAAGTTCTGCCGTACGCTCATCTTTGGCTATACCCTGAGACTCAAAAAACTTCTTCAACGCAGGATTAGCGTGATTGCTCTCATGCCATTTCAAAAGCTGTTCTGGAGTATTTACATATTCTAGATTACTGCGCGATGCTTGAAGCGCCGATTTAGCTTGTGCTGACTCCGTTTCCTGAGTCTTAGCCGCAGCCGTTGCCGCTTCTTGAGCGGCCAACTGTCTGTTATGCTCAATAGTCGCGGCGGTAGTAGCGGCCTTCTGTGCTTCCCCCATCAAAGCGGGGACAACTTTGGCCGTAAGCTGATTACGCGAAGCGTCAGCAATCAGATTGTTATAGTTTACATCGCCGGTAGACGGGTCATAGTGTTTGGCATACAACTCACCAAGCGCGTTAGTGCGCGCAATTTCTTCCTGCTGCGCGCGCTGCGCTTGGATGTAATTCTGTATTTTGAACGCGTCATTAGCCGTTGAAGCACCAAAAGTTGACGTATCAAAAGCCGGAGGACCGCCAAGCAAACTTGTATCTATTGCCGCCATGATAATTTACCTTTACTTAACGACCGGGGATGCGATTGCCATACTGGTCATAAGGGCTTTCAAATTGCCCAGAAGAACTCCAGCCAGAAATACTGCTACTTGGCAGCCCTGACTCAACGCCACCAGACGTAGATGGTGTTTTAGACCCCATGCCACCGCTCATATAATTTCCTACTGCGTTAATCAAACTGTTAACGCCTTGGGTGTACGCAGATTGCTGCCCTAAAACACTTTCGGCGCGGACATTTCCGCCGCCTAGAGTAAGGTTGGCGATATTAGCGCCGTATCCGCTGCTAAGGTCTGACAAAGCCGTTCCGGCAGTGTACCCACGTCCTTGCTGCTGGGCGAGCATGTTATACCGCTGAAGATTTTGCCCCATATAGCGGTTGTAAGCGTTTTCATACTCTTGCGAGGCCAACCCCTGACCATACCGTTGCGTTTCGCGCAACGCCCCGCCCGACAACAGCCCGCCGCGCGCAGCGGCAGAACGCTCAAGGGCTTTGGTGCCTTCAGCCAGTCGGAACGCATAGCCCGGATCGGCCTGATAGTCGGCCATAGAAAAATTCTTCGTTAGCGATCCATAATCTGGCGCTGAAGTGTCCCCAGTAACGCCGAGCATTTGGCCTAGCCTATTAGAAGACGCAGTACCTACGTTATAATACGGTTCCAAATAGCCTTTGCTAACGTCGTACTGTTGCTTAGTAATGTCTTTGGCTTCTTGAATAGCCCTAAGCCTATCTTGCGCGGCGGTTCTACGCGCGCGGGCGGTTTTAACGGAAGAAACTACGTTTCCTACTACAACCGCGCCTGCTACCCAAAAAGTCATGATTGCACCTCAATTTCTGGATGTTTGACTTGATTCCCAAAACTGTACATTGACTCAGGGTCTGCTTCAATCAATTCAGCTTCTGCAGCTTCTACAGTTTTAGCTTCAAGTGCATGAAAAGTCATACAAAGCGTATCAGTTAGCGCGTACACGGCGCGTTTGGTGCCGGGCTTGCTTTGAAACAAATATGGGCCAGTCACTTCTTGTGACGTGCCGTCACCATCAGTAATCAGTACAGACCCGCTAACAATCAAATAAAAATGTTCTTTTTTATGGACCGCGCCCACAACAAGAACGCCCGCATGTCTAAACACCTCGCGGCAATACATACCACCATGAAAATAATGTTTAGTTTCAGGCTCGTATTGTGGCAATTTAGACAGCTCTGACTGCAAAACGCCAATCTTTTGCGTCATTAACGCCGTTCTATTTTGGACGGTCAAATTCATTAGGCAGTCACTTCACGCCCAGAGACGCGCATATTGATCGCGCTTGCCGTACCGGCAATCGTGGAAATGAAGTCGCCACTAGACAGCACCTGACCGACCAGTTCGGGGAAAGTGTACACCTCCGCAGGCTGGAGCGTCTTGGTCTTGGTGATAATGTTGCTGTTGCCCGCCGCGCCACCAGACGCCACCAGATTGACGCTGATCGTCGCAGCAGATGTGTTGTAGTTGGTAGCCGTGAACTTATCAATGATCGTCGTCACGCCCGTAGCCGTGTACTGCGTGGTCTGCGCCGCCTCAACCGTTTTGGCTTCCACCAAAGTCTTTACATAAACAGCCATGATATTTCCTTACTGAGTCGTCGGTCCAGAAACACACGAAATTGTGGTAATGATAGCCGGAGATGCGGGCCTTGTGGGGCTAGTAGTGGGGGCGATGAAGCCCATCAGCACCGCTGTATTCGACGCCCACCAAGCTAAAGATAGGTAATCCCCAGCTTTCATTTCAACGAAAAAGTTTAGCGCCACCAGAGCATTACCGTTAACGCCACCATGTTTGTTTGGAATCGTGGCGTAAGAGTTTGATTCTATTACGTTTGTTCCGTTTTTCTGCAGCCAGATGTTGATGTCATGCGCTACCGTGTCGGTATTTACAAACTGGGCACTAAACTGGAGGTTGTACACGCCCGGCGCGTAGACCGTGATGCGGGATGCAAACGATCCTGTCATCGTGCGGCTGGTCAACGTTTGAGATACGCTGACAGTGTATACGCCGATTCCGCCATACGTGCCGGACACGAACGCGGTAATTTTGGTACCCGCCGCAACGCCTGTACCCGTCACAGTCATGCCGATATGAATGGACCCAGACGTTACAGCCGAAACAGTCATCGCCGTAGCGGCAATCGCGGCGGTAAATACTGACGTTTCGTTCTCTAGCGTCACTCGGCTGGCTAAATCTACAGTGTCAAAATACACGATCTGGGCGGAAGTAGTCGTAGCCGCCAGTTCGTCCGTGTTGTTCTGGAACGCCCCGTAAATGTCTTGTTTGACTTGCGGGGTTGTCTCTGGTGCAGATTGGAGCGCCTCGACTTGCTTTTGCAATTCTGCAACTTTAGAAGTTAACCCCGAATCAGACGGCGGCGATACGTCGCCGGGGATAACAGGAATATCTTCCGCCCTAACAGGCGGGGGTCCGTACTGAAGATCAGTTAACGATATTTGATTGCTGCCATTTCCCGTCAATTGGAACAGGTTAAGAAAGAATCTGTACCATTCACGCGAAATAAGCCCCGTCCGTTCGTCCGTCAACGGGACGCGCGGAGGGGTTATATTGGTAATGTTAAACGGACTAGGCATTGGTCGGCGTCACGAACAGTTCAGCGCCCATGATTGCCAACTTTACCGGGTCAGTGCCCGATACCTCATACACGCGATCACGAATCTTGGTCGTCATGCCAAGACGCCGCCAGATGGTTCGATAGCCGTACTGGCCAATCTTGCCCATCTTGTTCCAATGCTCGTAAGACCACGTATGCCCGCCATCATCAGACCAACGGAGCATAACTTCAGGATCGTCCCCCTGCCCAATATTAAGTCCTACGCCCGTCTCGCAATCAAGCTGTAGGCTGTGCTGAGCGGATCGCTTCAGGTCATTCTGGCCAGTCGGAAGCGCGCGCCATGACCGATACCAACGCTGGGGCTTGTCGTCGTCCTGATAATATGAAAGGTCGAACGCATAAATGCGCCCGTCTTCGTAGTCGCCCACAATGGTCAGGTTGTTGAAGAAAACCTGACAGTTGCTGCGGTGCCGCGCCCATTCGCCATTGTTCCACGCGGCACGTTCGTGCCATGCGCCAGTCGCCACGTCGAACACCCAAGTGGTGTTGGCCGTTGGAAAAATCAGAACATAAAAGCTATGGCCGTCCTGCTGGTAGGTGTAGCCAATGGCGTCCGACACGTCGCCGTACTGCTGAATCTGCCATTCCACGGCATGCGTCGAGATGCGCTGGCCGGTGTAGCCCTGCCCACGGTAGACGATGCCGTTACCGCGCGCGTCCTGACCGAGCCAGAACACGCAATTGTCCATCTTGGCGATAGAGTACGCCGCCGCGCAGCCAATTTCGTTAAACGCGCCTTGGATGCGCTGAAGCGGGAAGTCAAGCAATCCTGCGTCGTACCATACCTCGACGCTGTTGGTGCCGAACAGCCACACCTCGCGGTGATCGACAATCAATCCAACCAGACCGTCAGGCGAGCCTTCGGCGCTGGCAAAGTCTAGTGCATTGACCGACGTACCATCTAGCAGCGCCGTAACCCAAAACTTTTGGCTGTTTGGCTCGTTGAATACGAAATACCCGTCTATATACCCGACTGTCACCGCGCCGGGAAAGTCTCCGCCGATCTGCTGGAGAATATCGGTGCTAGTGTTGTAGATATAACCTTCAGGGTTAGCCGCAATGAAAATTTGCGTGCCGTTATCTGACATAGATACGGGGCCGTTGTTGGCTATGTATCCAATTTCCGTCGCCACGTATGTGCTGCTGACTTTGTATAGCTTGTCACCGCTGACAACATACATGTAGCCGCCAAGTTGCCATAGCCCGCGAATCGGGCCATTTCCAACGGTAGTCAACAGCTTTAGCCCCGGCGCTCTCATCAGAAACGCCGGTTCCTTGCCTGCTTCTGGCACCACTTCTGGGAACATATTGACCATGCGAGCGTCGGCAGCATTGACTGACCGCGCTACATAAGTTGACCCGAGAATTGGCGTTTTCATCAGAAGTTGTTAGCGTAAATGTTGTACCGCTGGCGGGTGGCAACAATCGGATACGGAATGGCCATGATGTCGCCCGGATTGTTGATGCGCTTCAGGTTACGCTTGCTGGTCATGGCAATGCGCGTCACCTGCGGGGATGGTTCCACGCCGAACTCAGGAGCCAGTTCCATAGCCAGATTGTACCTAAACGCCCGCAGATAGCCGGGCGGGAAGTACATATCTGTCGCCACGCTGCTTACTTCAGTCAGCGTTTCAACCGAAATTATGTGCCATTCCAGCGCCTTAATCGGCACTGGATAAACGGTCATCGTCATGTCGGGGAAGGTGTTGTTTACAAACATCACCTGCGGGTACGTTGACGTAACAGTCTTGAACGCAATACCGTCGTACTGCTGCTGGTTAATCATCTTGACGCCGAATGACAGGCCCGATGACGGGTCTTTGAAGTACGTGGCGTCGTCAATCTCAATTGGCCTATTTCCGACAAAATCGCCGGTTGGGCCAATCGTTCGCGTCATCTCATACGCAGGCCATGTAAATACCTGATCCTGCGTGCTAAAAACAGACAGGCGCTCCGTATCCCATGACTGAATCATCTGATTCATAGCCATGATGGAGTCCTGCATCGTGTCGGCGGACGGTTCTTCACCCTCCGCCAACTGGCCAATCAGCCGCAACGCACCCTTGATAAGTTCGCCAGCCGTGGCCGATGTACTCATACGCTTGCCTCTTTAGGCCGACGCCCGCGACGGCGTGGCTGCAATTCGTTAATGGGTTCGTCAGATTCGTCTTCTACAGACTCATCTGATTCTTCGGTGGGGTCAAATTCTTCCCATCCACGCTGCAGATCGTACTCTGCTTCAAAGTCAGAGCAGGCGACTTTCGTGCCGTGACGGGGGTGTCGAAGATAAATTACAGCCATAGTTTAGATAGGGGGGCCGAAGCCCCCCTCCCCTTTACGGAGTTACAGAACCAATCTGCCACTTGGTGCCGTCCGAGTAGAACAGCTTGCCCAGACCAGTTGCATTGCTGGTCAGAGCGAGCGATCCCTTCGGGGCGGTCGTCGTGGTCGTATTGGCAGTAATAGCGGTCGAGTAGAAATATACACCGGCCACAGCGTTTGAAGCCGCAGCGTCGCCAGAGGTCGTGACACTAGTGGCCGTAACGGCTGCAAGTGAGGACGCTCCAGTGACGGTGAGACTATCAAGCTGCGGGTCTGCGTACGCTACCCCAATCGGCTTGTTGTTAGCCATGATTCACCTTTACAAATCAAATTGCCAAAGGCATAGGGGGGCCGAAGCCCCCCTATGGGTTACGACAGACGGTACGCCGTCCAAGTGCCGTCGCCAGTCTTGCGAGCGCGCCAGTGAGCTGACGTGCCAGCCGACACAGCGGCGGTACCAACCAGAGTCCAGCCAGTGCCGACCGCGACCGTGATCGCGTCCGAACCAGCCGAATCCACGTTGACGACATAGAAGTCAAACGCCGCGTTCACCTTGGTAGCCGATGAAATTTCGGCTTCCAGCAGGGCGACGGTCGGCAGCGTCAGATTGCCCGCCGTACCGTCAAAAGTGAACAGACCGTTTGCAAGCTGAGCCGCCGTAACGGTAGCACCTGCCGTCAGAGCCGTAGGAGCGCCCTGAACGATCAGCAGTGCCTCGCCATTATTGCCGTCGCTGTACTGGTAACCACCAGCGCCATTAGGAATTGCCATATTAAATACCTCTAAAAGTTACGCTATTAGCCCCAGAGACGCACGGCCATCTGCGGACGGATCACGCTGTAGCCATACAGCACGTCGATACGGCACGGCATACGGTCATTGTTGATGTCGTACTGACGGACAACACGCATCGAAATACCGTTGTGAACCTGACGCGAAGCCATGTCAACACCCTGCGGCAGCAGAAGGTCGGCGGTGGCGAACGTGATGGCATCCTTGTGATACACCAGATTCTGCGGGTACGCAGTAGCCGATGAACCCAGCATCGTCACCGTCGCAGCGGCCTGCGGGAAGGCGTCGATAGTGGCCAGAGCCTGATCGGCAGTGTACATCGCCGGGCTGACGCTCAGCGTGGCAGTGGACGAGCCGGTCGCAGCCGCCGTCACCACGAACTGCTGCAGCGAGCCAGTCGATTCGCGGGTCTGCGGGTTAACGGCGTACACGCCAGCCACGGTGAACACGTCACCGACATTCCACGTCTTGCTCGAACCCGTGAAGCTGATGCCCAGCGTGGTCGAACCCTGAGTAGAAACGGTCGAAGTGACGGTGATGCCCGTGCCCCAGCTACCAGTGGTGTGCTGCTTGATCGACTGAGACATGTTGATCTCGTCGAAGCCCAGCACGCCAACGCCCATCATGCCGTTCTTGAACTGGCGGCTGATGGTGTCGGTGGGGTTAAACAGACCCTTCATGCCCTCGACCAGACCGGCGTTAGCAGCCGGGTTGACGGTGGCATAGCGGGGCGACATGACGGCAGCGGACTCGTTCAGCTTCTGCTGAGCGGCCAGCAGCACGGCGGACGTGGCGGGCGTGGTGCCCGGCGTGCCGACCGACTGGTAGATGCTCTTGAAGCTGTTGGCCACGTCGGCGTCGATGCTGGAAGCAAGCTGGCTGATACGAGGCTTCAGCACGCGCTCCGCAAAGTCGTCCAACTGCAGGGTCAGTTCCGCTGACGTGAAGTTCACGCCAATGTGCTTCTGCGAAGCAACGCTCAGGGTCGTGTACTGCTCGTTGTCGCTCTGCACCTGCAGGGCGGCACCGTCAGTCACCAGAGCGCGGTCCGGCAGACGGATACGCAGGGTCGAACCAATCTTAGCGCCTTCAACAGCAAAGCTGTCGTCGTACTGACGGTTCACGTTACGGGTCAGGACAAGATTATTCTCAAGGATTTCAAGGGCCTTGCGAGTAATCATGTCGATAGTAAGCAGACTATTTGCCATGATAAATTTCCTTAAAAGTTAGCGGGTTCTGTGTTGTGCTTCCCACCGCCGAATCTGCCGCTGACGCTCTGCTTCGATCCACTCGGACGTTGACATCTCTTTGATGGAACGTGGGTCCGTTGTATCCAAAGACCTAGCGTTGCCGCCCCTAGGGGTGACAGGCTGAATCGGTGCCGGAGCACTCGACGATTTTTTGGTGGAAGGATTGTCGGTCAGCTTGACCTCGATCTTTCCGATTTCTTTTGCCTGCAAGAAAGGCGAAAGTTTGGAAATACGATCTGCTTCCTTTGGATTGGAACCAAGGTAGTACGCCACCTCGGGGCCAATATCGGAAGCCTGAATCGTTTGGGCCATCACTTGCGTGATTGGAAGACGGGGGTTGTACGCGACCTGTTCAAAGTCATCGTACTTGTTCCGGGCTTCTTCTTCACGGTCGTGGTAAGCCTCAAGAGTTTCAGCTTGCTGCCGTTCGGACTCCCGCTTGGCGACAAGTTCAGCAGCCTTCTGTTCGGCCAATGCTTCCGCATAGGCTTCAGGGGTGTCGAATTTGTCCTGCGTCGGAAGTTCGGCGGGCTTGGCTGGCGCGTTCTGCGCCTTCAGCTTCTGCTCCCGTTCCCACTTACGCTGTTCTCTAGCAAGGCGCTTGCCGATAGCAGCGTCCAGCTCGGCCTGAGTAAATTTCTTTTCCTCTGGCGTCTGCTCTGGCTGACTTTCAGCGACTTCCGGCGCATTTGCACCCGTGTCCGTGGTGGCCGTCACCTCGGGGGCTGGCGCGGTTTCAACTTCCGCTAAGTTCTGAGTTTCTTCAGTCATGGTCCTTAACTCGTTAGAGTCCCTGATGTTCCGCATCAGTACGGGTTTACATTACACTAAAAACGAATTGTGTCAATTGCCGGGGTATACTCGGCGCATAACAATTTTGTACGTCAATCCATAGCTATAACTAGTCACATTCATTTGAACCAAATTGCCGCTCAATTGCAGCCATGCAGGCGTTGATCCAGAATAACTACGAAGCGTGCTGTTCATAATAGTTCCAGAATCAAAACCGGTGCTCAAATCCGCAGAGCCAGCGTAGCAAGTGTACTCATACATTGCTTTTGCATTTACGGCAGTTCCCGTAACTTCAGCGGCGGGGATGGTATAGACAGTAGTCCACACGCCGTTTGTAAGGGTGCCAGACGCGCTATACATCGTCTCATTGCCAAAAATAACGCTGCCGCCCGCGACAGGGACGGTCAGGTTTTCGCCTATGACCAAATCGTGGTTTGTAAAGGTATCCGCGTTAAGCTGGGAAATTGTTTGCTTGTACGGGTAAACCCAATCCCACCCACGCTCGCTAAACGGAAGTGCGGAATATGTCACCACATCCGCTGCGGTAGCGGCGTACGGCGACGCATTTTTCATTGTTGCGTTAGCGTCAACGGACACGATATTTCGGGCATTTGCCTCGAAATACATAAACGTACACTCAGCGGTTCCGCCCGCCAAATGAAACGCACCGTCCGTTGACGTTGAACTGCCAGAATATTCTATGACGCAATTATCGTAAGTCGCGTTTACAGACCCGTTTTGATAAATGCCCCTAGTGCATCCAGAAATGTACGCTCGATTGACCTTATATGCGGTGCATTGAACGCCCGAATACTTTTCAAAACTCAATCCGTAAGTGCAAGAATTTGCCGTAAAGTTTGAAATTCCAACGTATACGCACTGGCGTATTTCCATGCCAGCGCCGCTAAAGTTAGTTGCTCGTATGTTGTCAAACTGAGCGTAGGCGTTACCAATGCTCAAAATACCATACGTAGACAGGCCATCATTCTTAGTGCCGTTAGAATCTAAGACCAAATTGTTGATGCTAAATAGCTGTTTTCCAAATTCAATTTGAAAAATAGACGCTTGAACTGCGGTGTACAGTTTAAGCGTGGCCAATCCTTGCCCAGCGATGCTTTTTACGGCGCTCGTAGACAAAATTGTTATCGTTGAATTGATCCTATAAGTGCCCGGCGGAATGACAATATCTGTCGCTCCGCTGTCTATTGCGGCTTGAATGGCAGGCTTGCTATCTACCGCCCCTGTTGGGTCCGCCCCATAGTCCAAAACATTTACCGGAGCGCCCGAAATCATTGAATATGAAACTTTGGTTAGGCTCATAACAATTCCTTAAACGTAATTCACTTCAATCGTGGCGGTATATGGAGGCGCTTGAGAGAACGTAATAGCGTTTGTAGCCACAGAATACGTATTCTTTTGCTGATACACACCGTTGATGTAAATGTTAGTCGTATCTTCACTTGCGGGGCTAGACGCCAAATTAAACACAGTCTGCGACCCAGTACCCGTAAAGTTGGCGATGATGGGCGAGGCGTTAAAGCTGCCGCCTATATTGTCGTAGGTAGCAATCAACGTGCCGGTAGAAGTTTTAAGGACAAACTTGTACTTGTAAAAGTAATTCAACCAAATCTCACCGCCGTTTGGCACGCGCCCAGCAGAATCTAGCACGATAGGGTTAGTGTGGGCGCTGCCGCCAGACGATGACGTGTAGGTCGTCAGCGGCGTGGTTGTACCCGCCTGATACGAGTAGATCAAGCCGCCGGTCAGCGGGTTGCCGCTGTTGTCAAAAAACTGAGCGCCGACGCCGCCAAAAATTGAAAGTGTTACGACTGGCACGCCTAATACTCCCTAATCAGCCATAGCCGAAATTTTTGCCGCAAGTGATTGCAATTCTGCAAGCAATTCTTCTTTTGTTTGTGCTATTTGAGCGGGAGCAATGTTGCTCTGATGCTGCAAATATTCGTTTTCAGTCATTTCACGGACTGTTGTTTCGCCAGTTTCGGCGTTTACTACTTGAATAACTGGATATGCCATTTTAGTTTATCCCATACACAAAAATATTGCCGCCACCACTAAATGTTGCCCCGCTGTTTGGTGTTATTTCCAGCGCATTTACTGTGCCAGTTGGGGATGCAACTCTTGCATACGATGCCGTAGATGAACCAGTTATAGTAAAGTAAGGTTTGTTTGATGATGAATTGTCTGTTCTAAAAAACTGTATGTATCCATAAGGATTTGTTGCGTTGGCGCTTGTAAATGCCGTCACACTGCCGTATGTACTTCCGTTGTCTGAACTCAAGGCAATTCTTAACGTAACGGCGGAAGATAGTGCGACTCCGCTATCCGTCATTATTAAAAGCGATTTATACGACGAGATATTTGTCAGTGTTACGGATGAAGCACCAGCTGTCGGGACTAGCGTTGTGATCAGTGTTAGACCACCAGATATAGTAGTCCATTTAGGAGATAAATTAGCGCCTTGGCTAGTGAGAACTTGACCCGCAGAACCAACGCTGCTGTTTGCAGACACTTGACCTGTTAATGTAACGGTGTCTGTACCGGCGGCGCCTAAGTTAGCGCTTCCCGCAACATCTAGCTTCGCAGCAGGCGAACTTGTCCCGATGCCCAGCCCTGTGTTATTAACCCGCATCAGCTCTGTAGTGCCGCTGGCTCCGTCAGCGCCAAACGCCAACGCATTTCCGGCGGGCACCCACATCGCAGCAGCGCCGACGCCGCCGTAAGTAAACGACATACCAGAAGCATAAGCAGACGTAGCGTATGTCTGAACAGCCCAGTTGTTAGCGTCAGGGGTTGGCCGACCAGCCAATAGTCGAGTAGTTACTAAATTCGTCCCATCAAACGTCAGCGCGCTCCCAGTGGTCAGAGCCGAACTGCTGCTTGCGTATACAACGCCGTTTGCGGTAAAGCCGGTCAGGCCCGTGCCGCCACTACTACTTGCTAACGCTGTTGTTAAAGTCAACGGCGTTGACAAATTTAACGCTGAAGTTGTCCAAGTGCCTAGATTGGTAGCCCCTGAGTCAAAACTGTACCCATTACCCGTGCCCGGCGCTTTAATCTGCGGAGTGGCCGTATCTAACGAAAGGACTTGATAATTAGCCATTGTAATACCTTAAATCGGGTTGTAACTAGTGCCAGTGCTGCTCAATACAGGCGATACAACTGAATAAATGACGCCCGTAGAAGCTAATACTTGATTAGTACAGATGTAGTCAGTCCCCGTAGAGTTAAGCACAATCCACGGTGGGCCGGGGTCAGGCGGCGAAGCCCCCGTTACATTAGATTTTAATGAGATGACCCCGCCTAGCCCAAGGGACACCGCATTACGCAACCCTACGCCAAAATAGCTCATTGTTTATTAAGAGGCTTGGTGTAGATTGTGCCGCCCGAAGATACCTGAATTGCGCTCACGCGCCAGACGCCAGAAACGGTCAGTGGGACCGCAAACGGCACCGGAGTGTTAGCAGGAATGGGCGTACTGGCCGTTGTGGCTACGGCGTTTTCACCAACTTCCACATAGCACGCCTGATCCGACCATACCAGAACGCCCTGCGGGCCAGCGTTCCAGCCGGTTGTGTTGCCAGCCGTACCCGTATAAGAGGCCGTCTGGGCCGCAAAATCAGCCTTACTAAGAGGTTTCAACAGTTCCATGCTTATTCCTTTCACGCCAAAAAGCGAAGTTTGTAGAGTGTGCTGAGATACAGGCCAACAATCTCGTCGATGATGTTCTGCAGCGCCGTTTCGGATTCCTTGCAAACTTCATATCGAGCATTTTCAATACCATCGACCTGATCTTGCAAGAACTCAACAATATTGGTCGTTTTGTTGGCGTTCATAAGCGAAATAGGGCCAATAAGCCCATGTTTGCCCTGATACGCTTCAGCAAAACTGTCCGCAAGGTCTACAATTTCCTCGTAAAACTTCTGTAGAGCCTTGTGTTTAGCATAGCTGCGGGTGTTTAGATGCACGCTATGGGCCACATCACGGGCCAGAAACAACATGCCTACAAATTCTGCCGGTTTCATTCATTAACTCCTGAGTACCGATATTCTAGCGCATGTATTCTGGCGGAACGGGGGTTTCAGGGGCGCTACCCTGAACCAATGGGCCGGACATTTGTTGCGGCGGGATCAAATCCCCAGTGTCTTTAGCCGCAGCCATTGTTCCCAAAACAATATCTTGAATCTGCTCCATCGACATACCGGCCATTGTGGCCGAAATACGCTTTGTTTCAGCATCAAACGCCTTGATCTGGGCCTCAAACTCGCGGACCTTAGCCTCGCGGGCCTCCATCGACTTGTCCACGTTCATAAGCATCTGGTGCATGGCGTCCATTTCTCCCGCCATCGCCTCAATCTGCTTCTGAGCCGCCTGCAGAGCCGGGTCATTGTCCTGATCGGCCAGCAACTTCGGATCAATCGTCTTACGAAGGCGCTCCGACATCTCCTGAGCGCCCGGCCAGTCCATGTTTTTGACAAACAGGTCGCCAGCCACAGCCCACAGGTTCGGGTTGCCCTGCAGAATCTGGCTCATCGCATCCATCGCTTCCTGACGCTTGGTCATGTAGCTCGGGCCAGTCGTTACCACAACGTCGTAACGGCCCACGGACGGGTTGTAAATCTTCTCAATCACCACGCCAGCCTGATCGACGATCTTCTTGACCGGCTCTTGCTGGCTGGGGTCGATTTTGACCATGTTGGTTTCGCCGTCAATCCCGATGATTCGGGCGATGCGCTGCGTGTCGTAAATCTTGGGGATCAAATCCACAAGCTGACGGGTCACATACCGCACGGCACGGGCCAGATTGTCCACGTAATGATACGTGCCAGTGTCGGCCTGCTTCTCACGGGCCAAAATTGCTCGGCCAGACCGCTCGTTAGACACCTGACCAAGTGATGCGTCATATTGGCCGGTGGTGTTCTTGATGTCCTCAGAAGCGCCCATCTTGGCTTGGATAAGGCCAGTCTGGGGGAGCGGCGGGGCCGCACGCTGGGGCAGCGGCAGGACGCTGCCAGAACCGTCCGTAACGTCAGGATTGACCTCCAAATAAGGCCAATTCTGCGTGTTGGCGGTCTTCCACTGAAGTTCATAGCCTTCAAATTGCCCGCCATAGCCGATGAATGGGGCTTTGGGGGCCAGTGCCAGCATTTCCGCTTCCTGCGAAGTCCAGTAGTTGTACATGCGCTGAGCGTCTTTCGCGTTACGCACGATGCCGGAAATGAAAGTACGTCCGTCAACCTGAAACTCGTTGCCGATTACACGCACCACGGGGATGTAGTTACCGGCCCATTCGCGCTCTTCCAGCACCTCGAAACCGTTGGTCTTCATCCACATGACGCGCTTGCGGTCAACTTTGCGCTCACGCAGCGGCTGCAGCCCCATGTCACGCAGGGCTTTATCCTGCGGAGAGCCTTTGAACACAGTCTGGTTGCCGGGAAACAGATACAGCGTGTCGTCTTTATGGTCGATATAGAAATACTCAGCGATACGGATCGTGTCGTCCGTAATCCACTGGCTAATGTCCTGATCGCCAATGCCCTGAGCCATGATTGACGACAACGGAGCGGCATCTGGGTACAGACGCTCGTACTCCTCTTTCATCAGGTCTTCGGTAATGAAGCACCATTCAGCGTCCGCACCGCATGGGTCTTGAATCAGCGGGTCCATGTAGACGCTAAAGCTGTTACGGACGCGAGCGATCTTGATGTCTTGATCGAAGCTGTCTTCGTAGCAATACTCGGTCAGAAGGCGAATGTAGCCCTCGCCATACGTCACCTGATTCTCGCAGGCAGTGTCGTAGGCCACGTCAGCGTCTGACATGTATTCAATGTGCCGAACGATGCCGTCTAGCACCTCGGCCACTTCAACGTCGGCCTGATCGTTGACGGGGATGACCTTGCCCGACGGGCGGTTCTGCCGCTGCTCGTTCGTCACCTGACGAACATGCTGCGGGAGCTTGTTGATCGTGAGGCAAGGCCGCGCGTTGACCGTCTGACCTTGCACCGAACCGCGAGTAGCCAGCACGTCCTGCGGCCACTGCCACTGGTTGTCGGGCGAGCCTGCCATAAAGCGCAGGTCGTCTAACTCGTCCTCACGCGACTCGGAGTACGCGCCAATAGCCTGACGCAGACGATCCCGCATCATCTGCAAGGTATCGCGGTGATCCTTCTGATCTGGGCCTCCGCGAGCCGACACCTTGCCAGCGCCAGAGATGCCCGTCGGGTCTTGCTTCATCGTCGCCATTATTATTTGATCTTTGACAGCACGCTAGAAACTGCAGCCTTGACGTTTCCTTTAGCAGGAATCGTGCCCTCACAATCGCAGTGATAGGTCGGCGTGTTGCGAGCAGTGCCGTTGCCAATCTTGGGCTGGCGGCTCTGAACCTTGCGAATATGCTTGGTGGTTGACTTCATTTCTTGCTCCTTCCTTTGCTCGCCGCACGGCGCTTGACGGAATAGGCGATGGCCACAGCCTGCTTGATAGGCTTACCAGCCCGTGCTTCAGCCGCGACGTTCTTCCGAAACGCGGCCTTAGATGTTGATTTAACTAGGGGCATTAGAATCTAAACCCACGACGCATCACCGCCATAGTAGCCGGAGACGGACGATAATTAGTTGTAGTGCTAATGACATTAGGATTAGGCGCTGCAGTTGGTGCAGAAGTAACTGGTCTAGATTGTGCGGCTGCCTGAGCGGCCTGAGCATCCTGAATCATTTTGCCAACTGACCCGCGCGGGAAAAATACCGGCATAAATTTCTCCTTAATCCTCGTCTTCAAACCCAAGCGCCGCGCCGCGAAGTTCGCGGCCTTTAGCACCTTTCATTCCGTAGTTGTGGCTGGTAGCACGCACAACGCCGCCCAACATAGCTCTTACTTTATCAGCCTTGCGCCTGTTTTTACCATCGTGAATTTTCTGCGCCTTGCCCATCTTGGCATCTGGCATATTGCCCGACCGCTTGACGGTCTTGCCATTCGCCATTGCCGTGCGCTTGGCCATTAGCCACACTTCCAGCGGCGGAGCGACGCCTTGGCGCGTTCAGCCGGGCCTTTAGCCTTGGCTACTACGCCTTTCATTCGCGCGCAAAATGAAGCCTTACGGCCTTTGTCCGTTTTGCTCTTAGGGTTGGGAGCCGGGGCTTTCAGCTTTGAGCCGGTTGCGCGGTTGTACTTGGCCCGGCCTTTGGCCGTCAGGCCAGCACCCTTTGATACTGGCAGCTTCTCGCCACGGCCTACTGACAACGATACGCCTTTCTTAGCCATCAGGCTCCCATCCAACTTGTTCCGATGCTGTCGGCTGCATACGCCCTTTGGGGACGTTTGTCAACATATTGCCTATGTGCAACGGGAAATGCAAATGTCACGGCCAATGCGTCCGCCGCGTCAGGCGACGCCAGCCCTCGAGCCTTCATCTCCTTCTTGCCTTCCAAGAAGATCGTGCCCGATGAGTTCGGCTTGAGCGTTGGGCCGGTTAGGTCAGCCTTGAGCGCCCGATCGCTCGGGATGGAGGCGGTCTTGAGCCAGTCCTTCATCGCACCCCACAGCTCGGCGCGCTTGTTGCCGTACATGATCGGATTCTTGGCCTTCCAGCCAAAGTTTACCCCACGCACCACCTTGTACCGCTGCTCATGCAGCCGGTCGAGGATGCCGTAGCCCAGCCCGCCCTCGTCCAGCACCACCAGCGTCGGCTTGTACTCCTCAATGGCGTCGATCACGCGCCCCACGATGGTCATGGTGTCCTCGCCTTGGTAGCGGTGCAAAGCGATCAAATCGCGCCCTTGCCGCACGGCGATGACCGTCGAGTCCGCGCCACCACGGGCCGGATCGACGCCGATTACGATGGGTGCCGTCTCATCCTTGTACTTAGGCCGCGCCGCAGCGTCGGCCACAATGGACGGGTTGATGAACTGATCGTCGCCGGAGCTTGGGAACTCGCCGTACACCTCAACCCGCGCTTGGCTGGAGTCCTCGCCGTACTCCTCAATGATCTGCCTATACACCTGCTTGTCGGTGTCCTCCACCGTCCGGGCATCGACCTGTCGGGAGGCCCAGAAGTCTCGCTTGGCGTGGAAGCATTCAAAAAAGTAGCCCGTGTTGCGACGCGGGTTGCTGAAGGCGAACCAGTAACGATCCAGAATGTTTTCAGTGAAGAAGCCCGCGCCGACCGACCAGATGCTGTCGGGGATACCGCTGGCTTCGTCGAAGATCAGCATCATGCCGTCGTGGTTGTGGACACCCGCGTAGCTGTCCGGGTTCTCCTCGCTCCACAGCTTGCCTTCCGCCGCCCAGTAGCGCGTACCCTTCTTTAGGTCGCGCTCCACGATGTCCGTCAGCCACTTGGCAGGCATCAGCTTGGTTGCGCTGATCTCCCACCAATGCGCGTTGATAATCATCGTGGACCATTTCGTTAGCTCGCCCCACGTCACGGAGCGTAGCTGGGCCTCACTGTTGGC